CTTAGTAGTGATGATGTAATAAATCAAATCCTAGTATTAGGTAATGTTAATGATATTGGTGTACCAAGTGATGACACAGTATCTACTGCAAAGATACAAGCAGACGCAATTAATGCAACTAAAATAGCTGACGATAGTATCTCTGATGAACATTTAGATATAACAGCAATTACAGGTCAAACAGAGAAAACATCTTTAGCTGACGCTGATAAGTTTTTAATATCCGATAGTGCAGCTAGTGGTGCATTAAAGTATGTGCAGAAATCTAATTTGGGTGCAAGTAATCCAACACATATTGCAAGAGTTGAAAATGATTCAGATGTGACCTCTTTAAGTGCTTTAAATTGTTTTAGTTCTACTTATGATGTTTACAAAGTAGTATTTTATATTGGAACAACACAAGCAAATGGAGATTTACATTTAAGATTTCAAAAAAATACTTCTGATGATTTTACAGGTACAGATTTAAATGGAAATATGTTTGGAGAAATAGGCACTACTTCGCCAACACATTTTGATAATGGTGGTGTTGCGTCATCAACTTATTTATCTTTATCTAATGCTGATGTTTATAGTGGTGCTTCAAGTGGTCTTACTGGAGAAATTTTAATCGCTTATCCTTATCTTAGAAGTAATAATAGAATACATATAGTTTATAATGGTACTGCTGACGGCTCTTCTGGTGTTATTAGTTATAGAGGTAGTTGGGTTTATAGTGGAAGTGAAGTAGCCACAGGAATACAATTTTGGAGTGGTAGTGGAAGTACAAGATTTAGAAAATCAGAAATAAATGTTTATGGGTATAATAGATGAGTAAATTACATAGTTATAAAGGTGTTGATTACGAGCCAAAAAATGTCAATGGTGAATTAATTGAATTAACAGATGCAGAATGTGAAGTATTATTACAACAAACTACAGCTTGGAATAATAAATCTGCTGAAAGAAAACTTGTAGAAATAAAAAGATTAAGATTACAAAAACTAATTGAAACAGATTATCTTGCTAACTCTGATGTAACAATGCCAGACAATATAAAAACTTGGCGACAATCTTTGCGAGATATACCAGCCAACCATACTGATGAAAACGCATACGACTTATTACTAGCTAGAGATAGTGATGGAAAATTAACACATTCAATTTGGAGTAAACCATGAGCTTAGTTAAATTAAATATTGCAAGAGGTGTTACAGGTACTTTGCCTAGTGCTAATTATACTGCTGGTGTTAGCGAAGCTGACCAATGGAGAATAACCTCAGATTTAGGAGTAGATCAAAGTGAAGTAATAGTTAACAACTGGGAAAGAAACGATAGTAATTTTGATAAACTAGGAACAGGAATGAGTGAAAGCTCTGGTATCTTTACTTTTCCAAGCACAGGTATATGGCAAATAACAGCCAATGCATCATGGAGAGCTAATGGTAGCGATGAAACTTATCTTGGTATTATAATTCAATTAAGCACAAATAGTGGAGGTGCTTATGTAGATAATTCAAGAAATTTTACATTTCTTAATAATGGTTTGAGTGGTGCGGCAGAACATTCTGCGGCAATTACGCAAACAATGATAGATGTTACAGATGTATCAACTTTTAGATTAAAATTTGAAGCACAAGCATCTGATGGTTTTTGTAGTTTATTAGGAAATAGTGGAACATCAGAAAGTACATTTACCTTTCTTAAATTAGGAGAAACATGATTAATCCTTGTGGCTGTAATGGAAGTTGTGTTTGTGGCAAATGAAAACATTATTTATAGTTTTAATTGCAATAACTTTTGTTGCTGTATCAACTGACGTAAAATCTGCTGATACAAATACTGTATCATCTACTGTTGTAACTAATTCTACACCACCAACAGCTAATGCTCCTAGTGTTGTAGTAAATAATTCTGATGTATGTAAGACAGCAGCTTCGGCTAGTATTCAAACACAGGTATTAGGATTTGCTTCAGGAATTACAATTACTGATGAAAATTGTGAGAAAATAAAATTATCTAGATCTCTATATGCTATGGGTATGAAAGTAGCTGCAGTAAGTTTATTGTGTAGTGATCCTCGTACTTTTGATGCAATGTGGAACGCTGGTACTTACTGTCCTTATAGAGGAAGTATTGGTGAAGAAGCTAAACAAGGTTGGGAATCTAACCCAACAGATGTACCACCTGGCAGTACTATTTTGAATACAAATATAGAACAAACTAAAGAGAAAGTAGAAAGTGATAAAGAGTTCGCAAAATTTATTATTGCTGCTATGGCTATGTATATCGGTATTCCTATCCTTTTCTAGTAAAGCAGTAGATTGTTCTACTGATACTATTGGATTATGTACTCCTACCATAGAAGAAATTATTGATGAAGTAGTTACTGAAACTATTGAACATGAAGCTGATGGCATTACCATCACAACAACTACCGAAACTACAACTACTACTACTACAGTTACTAATGAAAATTCTAATGATATTTTAGATGGTGATAATGATTATGTTGTATCTTCTAAAGAAGGAGATATGGATATTGATTGGGGAGGTCAAGGCCCAGCATCTATGCCAAGTGGTAATTCATGTGGTCAATTAGGCACAGATAAATGTGCTATGATTACTGGATCAGGTAATAGCACTTCTACTATGGGAGTATCTGGTATGGGTACTACATTTATAAATACGGTAAATGTTTCTGATCTTAACATTAAGCACGGAGGTAGAACTAATTATTCTATTAAAGTAGATAAACAAGATGCTAGTGATTCTATCTATATGCATATTACAGGTAAAGATGGCAGCACTAATGTATTTTCAGGAACTGATATTCTTTCTGCAAGTGGTACAGCTAGTGGTTATCAAACATATGAAAGTGGTTTTGATTTTAGTGGATCAATAACTACTGTTATAATTGAAATTGGTGGGCGTGATATCAATATGGCAATCGGACCAATGTTTGATGATGTGTCTATTAATGTACTTTATAATGTAATTAATACTATTGTTACTGAAACAATTACTTCTGTAGAAATGTTTATTGCATTAAATGTAGATGTTAGTGATGAAATTATTAATGTTGTTGAAGATGTATTTGAATCTAATGATATTGTAGAAACAGATATAGGAATAGATTTTCAACCCATAGAAATAGAAGATGTTAATTATAATACTGTAGAAATTGAAATAGCTGAAATAGAAATTGAAATACAAGAATTAGAATTAGAGATTGAAGCTACTATAGAAGAAGCTATTGAAACCAATATACAAGAAACAGAAGTAGAGCCAGAGGTACAACTAGATGAGAAGCCAGTTGAAGAAGTAGAAGAAATAGAAGATACGACTGTAGAAAAAGTTGAGACACTAGAAAAAAAACCAGAGCCGAAAGAAGAAACAAAACCACAAAAGGAAGAACAACCAAAAAAAGAAGTAGTTTCATCAAAAGAGAAAGCTGCTAAAAAGATTGTTAAATCTATGGGTGATAAAAAGAAATATGATTCTGTTAATCAAATTAAAACCTTAATTGTTATGCAAGTATTAGGCAATACCAAGACTTTTTTTGATAGTCAAAAGGAATTGAATGATAGAGAAAATTTTTTTTCCAATGTGAGTATACCTGATGCAGTTATTAGTGATAATAACATTGCTGGTTATTTGCTTTTTGGTGGAAGTGATGGTTTAATGCAAGAAATGATAGATAGTCAATGGCAGAAGTAGAACTAGGTGGAGTAAAATTTAGAGGTGGCAAAATTTTTGTTATCCTTACAGCACTATCAACATTAGGTGGTGCATTGTGGGGAGGATTTGAGTTTTATAAAGATTATGAATCTATGCGTAAAAAAATTACGTCATACTCAGCTCCTGATTTATCAGGATTTGATAAGCGTTTAGATTTAATACAACAAGAAGTTACTATGATGCAATCTGAAATGACAATGATACTTGATGAAGTAGCATTAGTTGCAGATGTAGCTAAAGAATTAAAGAACGATTTAAAATCTGATGTTCGTAGAATAGAAACTATTGTAGAAGATGTAGAGCAACGAGTTAAAGAAGATGCTCGTACTAATGAGAAAGAACTTAAAGAAACTATTAATAGTATTGATGATGATGCAGCTAAACTTGAAGAAGAATTAACTTCTGCTATGAGTAAGTTAGATAAGAAAGTTACTGATAGCATTATTAAACTTGAAGAAGATGTTGATAAAAGAATTAAAATGACTTTAGACAATCCTCTTTCGCAGTTGAAATAATGTTTAAAATATTTGCTATGATCTGTATGCTTAATGTAGGTGAGCTAGATCAAACGCTTTGTTTTAAAGGTGAAGTACCTTTACATTTTAAAGATAATTTAGAATGTAATTTAGCAAAAAATAATTTAGCAAATTATCTTGATTCTGATATGAAAGAAAGAAGATTAACTGTTATATTTAGATGTGGTAGTAGAGGATCTGATGTCTAATTGGGAACAGCAATACATACAGATAACTAAAACTCTTGATGAGATTAAGTCTGATGTTCGTGCTAATAAAGAAGAAGTTTCCCAGTTAAAACAAGAAATGGCTACTGGTAGAGGAGCATTAAAAGCTGTAGCTTGGATAGGATCTATCCTTATTATTATCTTTACAACCTTGAAGTTATTTAATTATAACGGTTAAATGAAATTTAAAGGACACAAAGTCCTTGTTATTGGTGATACCCATGACAGTCCAAACATTCCTAAGAATAGGTTTCATTGGATTGGTAAGCACATTCGTAAATCAAAACCAGATTATATTGTTCATATAGGAGATTTTTCTAGTTTAGATTCTCTTAGTTTTTTTCAAAAAAATAGTACACAACAAGGTAAATTAAAAGATGCTTTTATGGTAGATATATCATCTATGCGTTCGGCTTTAAAAATTTTAGATAAATATATTAAAGATTATCCTAAACATTTTTGTATGGGAAACCATGAGCTGCGTATACATAGATTTGAAGAAAATATACCTGAAATAGAAGGTATGATGAAACATCAATTATATTCTTCATTTGAGGAATACGGTTGGAATGTATCTGAATATGGTGAATTTAAATTTATAGCTGGTGTAGGCTTTGTTCATGCACCATTAAATATAATGGGCAAAGAATATGGTGGTAAAAACGCTGAAGTACAGATAGGAAATGACAGTATACATGACTTAGTATTCGGTCATACGCATAAAGCTAGGGATTGGAAGGCTATTAAGATAGGGTACGACAAATGGGTAAGGATCGTAAATGTCGGTTGCTCTTTGCCTTATGGTCATATAGAAGAATATGCTAAGTTAAATATGAATGGCTGGTCTTGGTGTATTACTGAGCTGGGCATTTGGGATAACCATGTCCAAGAAGTAAATTTTATTTCTATGGATAGATTAGAGAGGGAATATGATTAAAAATTTGTTGAATAAATTAAATCTTTATTCATTAAGTCGTAAAGGTAAAATTGCAGTAGGTGTACTAGTAATTATTATTTTAATGATTTTATATAATATGGTGTTTTAATGTTGGGTGGCTTACCAGTAGAAATGATTACTATGCTTGGCAGTTCGTTGTTGGGTGGTTTTATGTCTATATGGTCGCAATCAATTAAAGCAAAACAAGACGAACAGAAAATGTTATTGGCAAGAGCTGATAACCAAATGAAACATATTAGCGATGCTAGAAATTTTGATAACAAAGGTTTTCAATTTACTCGTAGGATCATAGCATTGACTGCTGTGTTTTTTATTATTGCCTGGCCGAAAATTGTTCCAGTATTTTTCGATACTTCAGTATGGTTAACATGGACAGAATTTTCTAGAGGATTTCTTTTTTTAATAGAAAAGAAAGAGATAGTTATGGATAAAGAATTTTTTGGTGTGGTAATCACTCCATTAGACACTCATTTGATGTCAGCTATCATTGGACTATATTTTGGAGGAAGTTTAGTTAAAAAGTAGCTCATAATTGAGCATACAAAGGGTAATTGTACGGTTTAGGTACAATCACACACAAGAGTTTCATTATCCTCCCATTAATGAAAAAAGGGGGTTTATAGATATATCAGCTATATTCCCCCTATTTTAATACTCGCGATATAATTATAGAGTAATTAAAAAATAAAAAACAACCTCTAGCATCATATCAGTATGAGAAAGGAGGCTCCCTACCATGTCTAAGTATTAAACTTTTTATTATAGCATCTAATACAATACCAATCACAGTTATCATTACTGTTTTGGTTAGTAGGAATAAATGCTATAAGATTATCTTGCATATATTTTTTATCACATGAAGAACATTCATAAAAATTAGAACGGGATATCTTCTGTTGGATCTTCTGTTCTAGTGTTAGTTTGCGTTGAAACTTTAGAACTTTCACTCTTGCCCCCAATCATTTTAAGAATACCTTTGTATCTAGGTATGATTATTTCTGTTACATATTTGGTTTCACCATTATGGTCATACTGTCTAGTTTCTATTTGACCTTCTATGTATAACATAGTGCCTTTTTTAACATATTGCTCTATTGTTTTTGCAATGTTAGGATCCCAACATACAAGTCTATGCCATTGTGTTTTTTCTTGCCACTCACCAGATTTATTTTTAAATCTTTCTGAAGTTGCTAATGAAAAACCAGCAAACTTTTCTTCTCTGGTAGATACTTTTACTTCAGGATCGCTACCAACACGACCTAATAGGATTACTTTATTTATCATCTAAGACTCCTTCTATATTATTTAAAGCAGTGTAAGCACTTCTTACATGCCATCTTATATCAGCTTTATTAATTGTTAAAGCTCTATCAGTATTTTCTTGTGTTTTTACATCACTGTCTACGCCTTTTATAAAGGCAAATAACAAATGAAATAAATCCATTTCACCTACTGTTTTATATTCTTTTTTACTGTTAGAATAATATTCAGCTTCTATTGGTGGTATTAATTTAGTTGGTATTTTATGACCTTGTAATACCAATGAATGTATTAAATCATTTACTGTCATTATTTCTCCTCTAAGTTATTAATTATTTCTGCATTAGAAATTACTTCTTGTATTTTAGTTACAATATCTACTGTTTTAAACATTTTTTCTTTAGAGTTTCCCCATTGATTCCAATATCCTTCTTCAGTATCACAACTAAATTTTACTTTAGAGTGTATATTATCATCTAATTCTATTGTTCCTGTAATATATATTCTTGTCATAGTTACTCCTTTTAGTTGCGTACAGGCAATGAGAACATCATGCCCAATAACTGACCTGTACGCTATCCCCAGTTATTAGGCGACTATGTAGTTTTAGTAACTTTGCTTGGATCTGATTTGTTAGAATATTTTTCTTCTAACTTTTGAACATATTTTGAATCATCAAATTTGCCCATAAATATATCAGAACAAAGTCCTAAGTGACTGAACGCTTTTGTTAATGCATCTGTCATAGCTTTCTTTGGTGCCTCGTCATCTAATGCACCAGTTTTTCTATACATTTTTAAAGGTGAACAAACTGGCCCATAGAAATCCCAAAAGCCTTCTTTGTTTTTATTAATTGCTACTGATACTTCAGCAGCTACAACAGCAGTTTGATTACTGTCCATACCATGATAAGTATAATCAACTCGGTATGTCCAACCAGTACCTACTGGGCCAAACTGTTCTGTCATTTTCATAATCTGCCATTGTGGATCAATAGTAGTTATTTCACCAAAACCTTTATTGATGCGTTTAGTAAATCTAGGATCAGTTTCTTTTAAACTATCCCATACATTTCTTTTATCTGTTGTCATTGTACCTCCATACTTTAGTGTTACTACCGAAACTATTTTTTCTTCTATTACCAGAATCTATTATATATTCCAATAACTTAAGCTCGGTAAATCGTGGTCTAATTGATAGTATACTTTCTGATAATAGTGCTGCTACTTCTTCTGGTGTAGCACCATAATTACCTGAATTTTTTACTATATCTAGACATTCTGTTCGCAGATTAGCTGCTCTAGAATTTATTTTTTTGGCTGCCTCTTTGCTAGTTGAGTTTTCCTTGTAACCAGCCGTCAGAGGATATTTCTTCTCCAAAGTGATTCTCGATGTCTTGTTCATTATTTATTCTCCCCATAAGATCGAAGTCAATATATTCTGGTGGCTGTATTTTATTCATCACATGAAACCAAAATAAATGACAAGCGATTTCTAATTTCTTTTGAAAAGGTTTATCCTTTTCAATAGTAAAAACATTATAACCTAAATTACCTCTTAACACAGATAGCACAGCTTTACTAAAACCTGTTACCATCATGTAGTGTTGTACTTGAGGATAATATTTATCTATAATATTTTGATCTTTAACAAATGCGTTTACATGTTTAGCTTCAAAGACTTTGCCTTTTGCTACACCATCTAAACTACCATAGATGTAATCATATTGTGGGTGTGTAAATATATTACCTATATTAACAACTCTTTCTCCACTAACCTCTTGATACCATCTTCTGTTAAATTCTTCTGTAAATATTCCAAGTTGAACTGGCAATACACTTGAAAGATCTTTTCTTTCGACTGCACCAGTTTTCTCAAGCCAAAGGTCTTTCCACTCTCCAGCAACAAGACGGATTGCATCAGTACCTCCAATGCCTGTTGGTCTTTTGGGTGGTTTAAGTTTTCCATTTCCTTTTCCCATCTAGTCAGAGCTCCTTTCTCTAATTTGTTGTCGTCTGTATACATTTCGTTGATCTCTCTCCAAATCCCTAGTTGACTTCCCATGTTTGTATCTTCTCCATATATAATCTTCAATTGGTTTTACTTTACGATTATCAGCCACACGCTGACTCATATAATGTTTGGCAAAATATCTATACATATCTGATTCTAAATATTGTATAGCCAATACCATAACAAAATTTTGTAGACTACGCTTTCTATCTATATGGTCTTGATGTTTCGATGGTAGTCTGATGTTCAATTTCTGTAATTGCTTTCCTAATGCTTTCAGCAGAGTTATTCCCATATTCTTTCTCCAGTATATTTGTTAAATACCAAATTGCTTTCAGTATATCTTGTTCTTTATTTTTTTTCCTATGTCTGCGAATATATTTTACAGCATTTCCTTCACAAAAATCTAAACCCCAAGCTCTTATCAATTCGGTTAGTTCTGGTTTATTGTTATGGTAATAACTAGGACTTGTTTTAGTCATTTAATTCCTTTCATTGTTAAATATTTAGGAAAGT